TCAACAAATACTGGCCACAGTATTAGAGGTTAACCAATATAATCGTTCGGATTCATTCGGTGTTAATCCGCCATTATATTGATGTGGTCGTAATTGGCTGTAATAACCAATAATATATCGAGTGATTTCGTGTTTTGCTTCAGCAAAACTACAATAACCTACATTTGGTACCCATTCTGTTTTTAAACTTCTAAAGAAACGCTCCATAGGTGCGTTATCCCAACAATTTCCTCGCCGAGATAAACTTTGTTTAATCTGGCATCGCCATAATAATTGTCGGTAGTAACTGCTGGTATAATGACTACCTTGATCACTATGAAACATAACCCCTTTGGGTTTATGTCGCGATTCATAGGCCATCATAAGTGCCTTACCTGTTAATCGACTATCAGGTGATAGAGACATTGCCCAACCAACAGGTTTTCTCGAAAATAAATCGATAACTACAGCAAGATACATCCAGCGATTCCCAGCCCACACATAAGTCACATCACCAACCCAAACTTGATTTGGTGATGTAACCGCAAATTGACGATCCAGATGATTTGGAATTGCAATATGCTCTTGATTTGCTTTTCGGTATCTATGCTTCGGTGATTGGCAACTAACAAGATTAAGGGCTTTCATTTGTTTGGATGCACGATACCTACTCAAGGGAATACCTTGAGTAGTAACCATATCTGCAATGGTTCTTGCTCCAGCAGAACCATTGCTTGCAGCATGTACTTCTTTAATTAAACTACGCAGTTTAATCAATTCAACAGAAATAGTTTTTGGGCGTCTTTGCCAATATTTATAGCTACTACGATGAACATCAAATACGTTGCATAATGTTGTTATGCTGTGGCTCTTCCTGAGTTTCTCGATTAACGAGAATTGTTCAATGAGTCTGACATCAAGAGAGCGGTAGCTTTTTTTAATATTTCATTATGCTCTTCAAGAGTAGCTAATTTTTTCTTTAATTCTCGTATTTCGATCTGTTCAGGCGTCATCGGTGAAGCTTTTGGTGATTTACCTTGGCGTTCTTCTTTTAACTGGCGAACCCACTTATCCATCGTAGATTTACCCACATTCATAGCTTGAGCAGCTTCAATTACTGAATAGTTTTGGTCGATAACTAATTGTGCCGCTTCTAATTTAAATTCAGCACTAAATAATCGTCTTGTTCGTTTTGTCATGATGTCACCTATTCATGTTAAGAGGTGATGATATCACCTCTGAGTAGGTGGCCAAATTTAATGTACCACTACATAAAAGTACATTTAATTCAGTCGTCGGGTTCAACTAAATAAACCAATCTCTCTTACGATTTGTGAGCGATATTTATTTAAGTTACTTTCCGTTAAATATAAAGGCTATATAGCAACGCTTAATCTTTTTTGCATGTTAGAGCATCAGTGTGTAGTGGCAATGTTAGTAAAAGTAGAACATTAGGAGCTTGTTATGCTTTCCCTTATCTGAAACTCCCGAAAGAGCATAAAATCTAACTTAGTTTGTCTAATTATTAGGTTATATGGTGGCTCCAACAAAGCGATCTCTTCCCAAGATTGCCTTGCGACTAAACCAATTGGCATTATATTTTTATTATTCAAATTAGAACCGTAACCGACAAGGGTATAAGTGATTGGTTCATGATATACGCATGCTTGGAGCGTTTGAAAATTTTAATCTGCATCGGTCTTGATAAGAATTAACCGCGTCCGATTGAGTGGATAGTTCTTTATGATCAGCAGTGAAGTGCTGAATGATATATTTAGCATCAGTGTCGTTATAAATGAGTTGCACAAATCCAATATGAGTTAGCTCATGACTGTAGTTATTAAAATAGACTTTGAATGTGCAATTTATATATTTATTGCACCCCCACGTTAATAAAGACTTTTGAATATCATCGAAGGAATCGTGTTCATAAACAACTAAGATTTTTTCATCGAGTGAATGTTCGTAGTTAATACTCGCCATAATTTATCCCTGACCGTGATTACTAAAAAAACAAAGCGATCTCTCATCAAGATCGCTTTGCATCTAAAAACGTTTCCCAAACCGACTGGTATTATCTTTCCATTCTTCAACAGCAGAACGTAACCAACGCAAGGGCATGAGTGTAATTGGTTCAGGGAAGCCTCGTTTTTGTCGCCACTTATAAATAGTTGCTCGACTGGTAATCTGAAACATCTCTAAGACTTCAACGTGACTAATTAAAAGATGTGTTGATTGCTCATTAAGTTCAGCATAAGTTTTTGCTGGTGGCGGTGAATCAGGTTGTTGGCTTTCTTGTTTATTTTTATAGTGTGACGGTGTCACATTTAAGCTGTTTTCTGTGGTATAAGACATGTTTACAGTAGGGTAGCTGTTGTAATCGAACATGTTAGATTCCTTATTCATATGTTTTATTAACAAAATTAGAAAGACGAACTCGATTTATGGTATGCCAACATCGAGCGTCACCTTTAAATAAGCCCCCAGATTTTAATTTGGCGCATCCTTCGGGAAGTTGCTCACCACAATATTGGCAAGTTCCTAGTGATTCTTTAATCTGCGCCATTTCGGTATGTACGCGATGAATCATTAACTGTAATGCCTCAGTATTTTTACAAGGCTTATTTGGATAAGAGAAAAAAGCGCAAATTTCATTTAATTGGCTTGCTTCAGTGGTACTCAACGGAAGAGGATAGAGCGTAATCCCCTGAGCAGCTCGGCGGTCTCTCAAACGTTGAGCGCGTTTAGCCGCTTGTTGCCGTATTTTTTCCTTATTACTCATTGCACAAAATACCTTTACTGAAGTTATGTTTTGAATCAATTAGTTGCGGGATGGTCAGTCCTACGTTATCCTAAAGAGGATCCTTAGTGTTTAAAAGCTAGGGCTCATTGCACGAGATACCCCATTGGGTTTGGTCACCTGATGGGTTTTCTTTTTTCGTATGTTATTGCTGGTATTGTTCAAAATATTTACGATCGTCTGAAACGGTAATCCCATATTGCCTAGCGCGGTTCAATGTCAGTTCTTTTATGTTTTCTACAAGTGCAAGTTGAATGCGTGTCTTTTCCTCATGTTCAGGCTTTCTCAGTAGGTGTTTTTCATACATCTTTTCTCGATCATCCAAGTCATTCATGATTGTGACGAAGAAAGCGGTTAATTCATTACACATTAATAATCCTTCCTAAAAATCCGGGTGGTCAGCCCTGGCTCATTTCACAAAAGTTTGATGTCCGTTATTACAAAATCATCGAATGTCACCATATATCCATCTTTGATTAGCTCACTTAACTGTGAGATATCTCGCTCTTCATAATGTCCAAATCGAGGATCTCTTGGATTGAGTAGAACTTCCTCCATATCACTTTTACGTTTTACTACCCATGCAGTGGGTTGAATTAACGTTTCTTTTATTTTTACGAGTAATACAGCGTCATTGATTAATCTCATTACGTTCATCCTTAAGAAATAAAAGTGATGACTTCAGCAGCAAATTCTTCAGCAATTTTTTGAGTAATTTCCATATCGAGAGGGCAATATTTTGAAATACCCCAACCATTTTTAGGGTTAGGGATCAAGGTCATAACTTTGTAATCTGATAGTAGGGGGTCATTTGATTTTGATACATCAACTAACCCGTACCTTGTTTGATAAATAGTGTTCATCAAATACCTTAGATTCACGTTTTGTGTAATTAGATGCTACACGTTTCGTGTTTGTTGTGTCAACACAATTTGTGAATTTTGAGGGTGGGGTATAAAAAAACCGCCATGATAGTTGGCGGTTTTTAGAATTTGAGAAGTGCTAGTTAGAATAGTCTTAATTTAGCGTCCACAATCACTCCAATAATCCTACAGTTACCGTTAATTGGTAACGTTGGATATTGAGGATTAAGAGGCTTTAGATAACGTTGACCTGCATCAATCATAAGTTTTTTAAACGTAGCTTCATTTACATCAGTTAGTTTAGCGGCAACAAGTGAGCCATTTTCGGCTGCTCTCTCTGTATCAACTAATACGAGAGTTCCCTCTGGGAAACTTATTCCCGTTGGTGATGTCATAGAATCGCCATGAACTCTTAACCAAAAACTATTTTTACTTGTTCGTTCAGTGGTTTGGTACCATTCAGTAATAGTTTCTACTGGGTATGGCTCACAAGCTTCCGTCCATATACCAGCCTGCACTGAGCTTAAAACAGGAAATGAATTTTGATAGCTAGGTTGTATGTCAATAGTAGATATATTCATTAGTTCAGGTAACTCACTATCATCAAACAGTATCTGATAGGCTTTAATACCTAAATGCTTAGCTAGTGTATCTGCATCATCTAAACTTATACTTCTGATTCCAGATTCATAGTTACTGACACGCGACGCTCCCCAACCACAAAGGTCAGCTAAATCTTTTTGACTAATGCCTCGTTTGGCCCGGAACTGCTTTAGACGCAGCCCTACTTCTGTTTTCTTATCCATTTATATAATTTATCACGAATTGTGAACTTTTATACACACTAATCGTGTATATTTGGTTGATGTTAATTCACGAATTGTGTATCTTAAGTTCCAACCAAGGAGCTTAAATGAATAGAATCGCATCTCTACGAAAATCATTAAGTATTTCGCAGTCTGCATTGGCTGGAAAGATTAATAGCGTTCCATCCAGAATCGCTAATTTTGAAGCATCAAGGCGACGTCCTGATATCCAAACCTGTTGGATGATTGTTAATGCACTCAATGAATTAGGTGCAAATTGTACCTTAGAACAGGTATTTCCAAATCCAAACAATAATAACGAACCATCTTAATTATAGGTGAATGTTCGCTTTCTGGTTATTTGTACAGTAAAGGAAAACTCTAATGTCAATTCAGAGCTTAAAAAGCGTTATGCGTAACGCTGTTGAAGGATGGCGCACCGAAGTGAGTAAAGATTTTATTACTCAGCATGTCTCTCGTCATTACCACAAAATGAGCCTTCAGTATGAAGTTGATGCTCAACGTAAATTACTTTTAAAACCTGTGGGTGCTGATGACAAAAATAATCAGCAAAACTTTTTTCGCTATTTAGAACGTACAAGCATCGAGGCCAAAGCAACCATGATGGATCTTTTGCCTGCAGTAATTGCGGCAATGCCGAAACAACGTGCTTGTGATGCTCTCAATACTTTTCTTAACCCACTTGGATTTTCTGTTGCAACTATTGGCAATGGAGAACAGACATCTAACAGGGATCATCTGTTAGCTATGTTCAATAAAGAATCATCAGAGGCTTTGTCGTCTTTGTTGTTATTGCCCGAGAACGCAACTTTAGAACAGTTACGTTCAGCCTACAAAGAAGTACAAGAAAGTGAGGGGAGTCATAAACCGTTACTGAGCTATTTGGAAACCTTAATCACTCGAAAAACAGTGTAAGGATCTCGTGCAATGAGTCTTAAATATCAAAGTATAAACGGGGAGTCTCGTTGGATGCTGACCACATCCACTCGATATATCGAAATTTCTCGTCAGCAAGCCATTCAGGTATTTAATCGTAAATTACATGCAGTAAGGAAGAGTCTTCATGGCTAGGTTATTTCAGGCTATCAGAGAGCTTTCTGGTAATGAAGCGAACATCAGTATTCCGCGTGTTTACATTCGCTTTTGTAGTGGCGACTTAAACCAAGCCGCTGTCTTATCGCAATTAGTGTTTTGGTCTGGTTGTGCTTCATCTAAGAACGATGGATGGTTTTATAAGCGCCATGAGCAGCTTGCTGAAGAGCTATGCCTTAGCGTAGACCAAATCCGTTATACATTGAAAAAATTGAAAACACGCCTAGGTGAGAGCCTTGGTACTACCCGCAAAAAAGCAGAGGGTGTACCGACTATTTTTTATCGATTTGATGAAGAAAAGCTGATGGATCTTATTTTTCCTGAAGACAATTCCGATTCGGTAAATTTACCGAATGGAAACGGTGAAATTACCGAATCCATTCGGGGATCTCACCGAAACCTAGGATTCGGTAACCTTCCCGAATCCATATACAGACTCAATACAGATCCGATAAAACAGATCAATAACCCTATAGTCCCTTGCGAGGAACATCAGCTTGATATTTTGAACGATCAGAATCTAGAGCCTGTTGAACCACCAACGAAAAAAACACGAGCTAAGCGAAAACCAAAAACAACCTTGCCAGAAGATTTCTGCCTGACCGAAGCGATGCAAGCTTGGTACTCAGTTCAAGGTTTTAGTTTAAATATCCAGGCAGCAACAAACCAGTGGATGGATGCCATGTTAGCCAGAGGGCAGTGTTACCAAGATTGGACCGCTGCATGGCGAAGCGGAATGCGCAACGCCAACCAGTGGGCAACAGAGCGAATGGTAAAACAATCATCAGCAGTGAACAAAATGGGTGCCAGTAACGGCGATTATGGCCCACCGGAGGATTATCGATGAACTTCATGCAACGTTTAGCACAAGCAATGCCTGCCAATGTCAAACCATACACGTTTGAGCAGATGCAAGCGATTCGACAGCGTGAGGCTGAGAGTTACTGTCAGAGTATTTCTCAAGAAAATCGTCAAGCACGAGTCTCTATGGCCATTGGTCGTTCTGGAATTAAAAAGCGTCACCAAAACTGCCGATTCGATAATTATTATACCCATTGCGAAGGTCAACGCAGTGCTTTCGCAGAAGCAAAGCGGTTACTCGATAACTTTGTTAATCGCAGAACTTGTGGTGGTTTTATTTTCGCCGGGACATCAGGAACAGGAAAAAACCATCTGGCATGTGCTATTGCGAATGAAATGCTTCAGCTACGACGATCCGTTGTGGTGATCACCGTAGCTGAGTTGATGTTAAAAATCCGCGATTCTTACCGTAAAGAATCTGATGTAAGTGAAACAGATATCATCCGTTTCTTAAGCCAAGTTGATTTGCTAGTGATTGATGAATTGGGCGTTCAGCACAATAGCAACAACGAGCGTGTGATGATTAATCGCATCATTGATGAACGTTATACCTTAGAAAAACCAACAGGGGTGATTACGAATCTTCAGAGTGCTGAGTTAACCAACACATTAGGCCGAGCAGCTGTTGACCGAATTATGGAAGATGGCAAATGGGTGACATTTAATTGGACTAGCTACCGAACTAATAAGGGAATGCACCAAGCATGAAGATCGAAACACTGTTAAGCAAATTTGATATTAAAGGGATCAACTATGGTCCGAGTACTGGGGGAGGGAACCCATTACTTTCTGCTGAAGAACAATTGGCTGTTGTGGGCCTATGTTGGCATGAATCACCTGTAGGTTGGTTATTACTGTTTGTTGAGGGGCTTCGAGATGTTAATGCTCTTAAGCAGCTTCAAATCGCAACCATGGGGGAAGCACTTCGTTTAATGGAAGATTGGCGGGGAGTATATCCAGAAAAGGCCATCAAAGCTCTGTGTGCAACAGCCATTGCTGAAGCGACTCAGCAGCAAGGGCAGATTTGTCCTGAGTGTAATGGTAGTGCTGTTGTGCTTTCTAAGTGTAATCACAAGCGTAAATGCCAGTGTTGTAAAGATGGACGAATAGAGTGGACGCAGGAAACTCGTTTTGCTTATTTTGCTAGAACATTACCTGTGACGTACAACCGGTTTAAACGTTATTTGGTTGTTTTGAATGTTTTAGTTGAGTGGTTAATAGATAGTAGAATAATAGCTGTTTTTTCAATGAAAAATAAAATAGCTATAGAAAAATCAATGTAGAAATAGAGTGTATCAATATGTTTGATACACTCTATATACATTAAAAATAGATGTTGAACTCTTGCGTTATTTTATTATACATGTCTACAGATAATAAAGATTTTTTGTTAGTCAACATAATTACATTACTGTCTTTATTGTCAATAAGTGATTGGTAGTTTTTATTGTTAACACCAAATATTAGTAGTTGTTGTTCGTCCCAGTCATTGAGAAAATTATTTATATAATCAATATTTATATTATCTTGTTCTTGTTGGTATGGTGTATCAATAACAAAAGGAAGTGAATAAACACTACAATGTTCTTTCATCATATCATTTAGGGTTTTATAATAAGAAAGTATAGAGCGAGATATATCACTACCACTTACATCAAAGGAGTATATTATTTTTTTGTCATATAGGACTTGGGCGTCTTCTATATTTAGTTTTTTGAAATTTGTTAATAATTTATCATTAAACTCATTAACAATATTTTTATACCTTTCTTTTTGTTCTTTATTATTTGAAAATTTTTTGATTGATTCTTTTTTTGTTTTTAATGTGTCTATTTCTAACTTTGATGATGCTATTATCTTGTCAAATGTGAGCTTAATTGCATTGTCAAAAATGTTTATATTATCATTTAATAGTTTATCTTCAATTAATGAAGGTAAGTTATGAAAACGTTCAAACATTAATATTTCATTTTTAATTAAATTTAATCGACGTTTATTGTTATCGATCTCCTCATTTAATATATAAAGTTGATTTAATGCGTTTGTTTTACAAGTGATCAATTTATCTCTGTCATCAATAATATTGAAACGAGCTACAACATTATTTTCATGCTCTGTTCCACAAGTTGGACATTGAATGATCTGGTCTTCAATATTATTTGTGGCAAATTGGTAGTCTTTAAAAAGTTCAGTACAGGCAGATTCAATTATTTTAATTTCTTCTTTAAGAGCAAAGCGTTCTTTTTTTTGTATTAGTAATAATTCTTTTATTTCAGTTTCATTATATAATAGAGCATTAAGTTGTTTGTTTTCTTTTATATGTTTATAGTTTTCAAATGGATTAAATAGTTCTGTATTATCTTTGTTAAAAACAGATATAGCTTCTTTAGTGAAGGATATATTGTCTATTTTTTGTGTTAATTTGGTTATTTCTCTTGTTATAGGTAGCTCTTCTAGTTGAGGTTTAAAGTACTCATCTGGTTTTAGCCCAACAAAATAATCAATAGCTTTTGATATTTCATTTTTATGATAATAATAAAGGTTGAATGATTTAAATAATTCAGACCATCCTGTATCTTGATGAATATAAGAGCAAATAAGTTGAATCGCGGTATAGGGTACCGTTGGTGATGAAGCAGATTTTTCTTTTATACATGCTTTAAAGTTTATAATATTTGCAAATGCAATACTAAAGCTTTTTAGTGAATCAAAATAAGATTTATTGTAATTAGGGTAGTGTATTACAAATGATTTTTCTTTTCTTGATATATGATAGGTATCACACCCAACAGTAAATTTAATTACGGTTCTAACACCTAAATCTTTCCATGACTTAGGTTGTTTAAGATCTATACCTAAAGCCCAAAATATAGATGTGCTTAAACATGTTTTTCCAACATTATTCTTTGAACCTAGAATCAAATTCTTTTTCTGAGAGAACTGAAATATGTTTGCTGACTTTTCTAAATCTGATATTAGCGATAATTGTTGAAATACTATTTTTTTCATGCTTTCGTTCTCTAAGGTTTCTAATAAGTAATTTATATTGTTTATTCATATGTTTTCACTTATTTCTAACAATATTGCGGGTTCTAGTAATTCCTCATTAAAGATATCACTATATTTTTCATCTTTTAATAGATTGGATTTTATATCGATAATAATTTCATATAAATCTTCTTTAGAGCTTAATTCGAATAGTTCATTGACTTTTTCGCTAAAAGAGTCAAACATCAAATTCGTTTGAGTCATTTTTAATCCATAATATTCTCTTACTTTTTTCTTCATTTTTGATTTGGATTTTATTGGGAGTTTTGCATAGTTAGCATCATTACTCATTTCATTTGTGATTTTTATCCAAACTGATTCAAAATCAGTAAATCCTTCTCTTGTTGTTCTTCTTTGTATAATTTTTTCTATTTGCTTTTTTGTAATGGTTTTATTTTTAACAAAGTCATCCCAATTATTATATTTTAATGTACTGCATCCAATTTTCAGTAATTCAGTTGTTATTGCATCATAGATTAACTTTGGTTTTGATGATGAATTAGGATCTATACTATCGATATATTTAGCAATTATCCCTATGATTAATAATGTACTTTCATCTTTAGATGTTGTTTGCATTCCTCTTATAAAATAAAGGAAGTTTGGTATTTCTGAAATATCTAAATCACGAAGTACAGCCTTTTTTATTTCATTTTTAACCTCATCAGATAAATGATTGAAATTTACTGAATGATATGATGATATTTTATCATCTTCATTTTTTAATTTAAATGAATAATCAGTAGATGATACAAGAGCTATAGAATTCAACCGTTTTACTAATCTTTCCTTTGTGATGTTCTTAATTATTTTTGATATTATCGCAGGTTTATCTTTTGATCCTCTACAAATAACATTAGATGTTATATTTCCTGATTTTGAACGCTCCTTGACTTGAAATAAATCTATTTTAGTCTCGTTATAATCGATATTTGAAATAAACATTACATCTTCATGAGTTTCCATTGTAATAGAACAATTATTAAAATTAGGCATTTGATTGAATAGATGTAACAAAGCCCAATTGTATTGGTACCAATATTTAGCAAATGTTAAAGCACCGGCATCTTCATCTTGTTTGTCTGCTTGTGCAAAATTAGGTTTTAAATTGATATCAGTAACTATATGCATCGTTGTTTCTCGTTAATCTATCTACTTGTTTCAAAAGAAAAAACAAGGTTTACATAATATATAATATATGCATCTTGTTTTCATTCTGATATTTTAGATTTAAAGCGAAATTATGATCTGTATTGACTTTTTTTTTAAAATACCGTCTAATTCTCATATTGCAGAACCTCACCTACTCGGTGGGGTTTTGTCGTTTTAGCACTCTATGAATCTCCATAACCGCCATTACCGGCGGTTTTTTTGTATCTGAAATTCGCCTATGAGAGAGAAAATGATTAGTTGGTTTGCCTACCTCTGGGCGGGTGTAACCGGCTTAGCTTCTGGACTGTCCATCAATGAAATAGGGGTGTTGATCTCTATTTCAGCCACGATATTTACTGCTTTTATCAACTGGCTTTACCGCCGCCGCACACTCAAAGCCCTCCAAAACCATCCAGAGGTTAAAAAGATTTATGAGCAAATGGAAGACAACTAGTGGTGCCATTACCTGTGTCGTTGCTAGTGTTCTGGCTGTTGTCGCAGGTACGGATCATCATTTGAAAACAAGCCCAGACGGATTGGCATTCATTAGCAATCTGGAAGGGTGTTCTTCTGTGGCCTATCAGTGCAGTGCCGATCGTTGGACTGCCGGGCTAGGCCACACAAAAAATGTAAAGGAAGGTGATAGCGCAAATACAGAACAAATTGCTGATTGGTTTATTGAAGATATTGCTGCTGCAGAAAAGGTCGTAAACCGCGAGGTGACCTTACCCGCAGGCCCTAAATACGATATGGCTGTGTCATTTGTGTTTAATCTGGGTGCAGGTAATTTTCGCAGCTCAACGTATCTTAAGAAATTAAAGGCTGGTCAGTTGGATGCAGCGTGTTATGAGTTCCCCCGTTGGGTTTATGTTAATGGTAAAGATTGTCGTATAGACGGTAATCATTGCTCTGGCATTGTGACTCGACGACTAGCTGAAAAAGAGGTCTGCTTATATGGGTACTCACAGCATTAAGTTAATAGGTCTTGTGGGAGTGGTGGCCATAACTTCGTTGTTAGTGATAAAGCAAAATCGAGTGACGCACCAATTGGAAAAGGTGAGTGCTGAGCTTTTGTCTAATCGCATTCAGCAAACTAAGTTGATCTCCGCTAATCAATCGCTACAGCAAACTATTACGCAGCTAGAACAGCAGGCTTTGCAAGAGCAACAGGCAGCTAAGCAGGCTGAACAAGCTCGCCAAGTTTGGCAACAACGAGCAGAGCAAGCGAAACAACAGATTGAAAAGGACATTTCCCATGAAGAATGTGCCGATTTACCTATCCCTAACGCTGCTCATTGGATGTACTACGACACCGCCACAGGTGATCACTCAGTACAAAACTGAATATATCAAACCACCGGCAGCGTATTTAGTGTCGTGCCGGCAACCTTTTCATAAGCCACCCCAAACATGGGGAGAAGCGGCTAAACGTGATCCTGTATGGCTCCACTATTTTTCTCTTTGCTCCGAGCAAATAGAAAACTTACGTCGTTGTTATAACGAACCAAATCAATGTACTCAATCGAGTCAGATAGGAGGGAACTTAAGCCAATAAAGAGGATGCCATGAATAATGAGAAACGGTTTTGGAATACGACCGAGCTAGAACAGTTTGGTAAGCACCGTTCGACAATTAGAAAAAATTTGAAAGCGGCAGGGGTTGCTCCTGTTGCGTTTAAGGGAAATACGCCACTGTATGATGTTGTTCAAGTGGCACCTTACCTTTGTAAACAGCCTCGGAAAGAATCGGATGCACCCGACTTAATGGGGTTTCCAACGGCCGCTGAGCTTCGAGCTTATGTACAAAGTGAGCGCGAGAAACTCAGTTTAATGCGCGATGCAGGCGGCAGTGTTTTAAAAGAAGATTATGAAAACGAGATTGCTATCTGCATTGCCAGCGTAAAAGGCTTTAAAGATAAGGTTATTACTCGTATTGAGTCGGCAATTCCTTCAGCCACACCTCAGCAGCTTGAAGATCTTGAAACCTTGTTAAATTTTGACTTAAAGGCGATATCTGATGAGCTTGAAACAATTTGATAGTCGTTTAGGACTTGAGTTTGCTGATGCGAAAGAAATTCGCCGTAAGTTGGCTTATCTCTGTGCACCAACAGATAAAACACCAGTAGAGGCCGCCGATGAGGGATTGTGGATCTCTGATGGTACGGACGTTACTAAGTTCTTATCTTCTCAAGTTCCTTATATGAGAGAGCCATTAAATTGTTTGTCTCGACGTATTTATGAGGCTGTGATTGTGTGTGGTCCGGCTCGTTCTGGAAAAACCAAAGCTTTAGTTGAAGGCTGGATTAATTATGCCGTCACTCAAGCTCCGGGGGATATGCTGCTTATCTATAGCACCAAAACGAAAGCCTCTGATATGTCCAAAGTCGATTTAGAACGCTCGTTTAATGCTACTTCTGCCATTGCCAAGCTTCGAACGGGGCGAAAGTCTGATGACAATATCACCTCAAAGAAATTTAAAAATGGCATGAACCTCAAACTGGACTCAGCAACCGAGACCAGTTTATCAGCCTCAACTTATCGTTATGCAGGGGCTACCGACTATGACCGTGCAGATGATGCCGTGGGTCAAGAGGGTTCGAAATTTGAACTGATGCTTATGCGTGTTCAAAACGCCAAATCATCGGGTATGGTCATGGCAGAATCTTCTCCCGGTCGTGTAGTACGGAATCCCAAGCGTGAAGAAGAGTTAGCACCTCATGAAGCTCAGCCTTGTGGTGGCATTATGGAGTTGTATAACCAAGGTGATCGTCGCCGCTTTTATTGGCTATGTATGGATTGTTGTGCTTATTTCCAACCCTCTTTCGAAACGCTTAAGTGGGAAGAGAATGCCGATCCATTAGTAGCTTCAAAACAAACATGGATGGAATGTCCCCGTTGTGGCCATCGTCATTTTGAATCACAGAAACAACAAATGAATATGGAGGGGCGTTGGTTTCGTGAAGGCGAAATAGATTGTTATGGTTACGTTGTCACAGAAACCGCAGCGATAAGAACCAGTAAATGGGCAACGTTCTGGTTTGAAGGGGTCATAGCTGCATACGCCAGTTGGGAAAACTTAGTGTATCGCTATCTCAATGCTCAAGTTATTTATCAAGATAGTGGGGATGAAGAGTCTCTAAAAGCCTTTATGAATGTTCGTATGGGACGACCTTATATCATGCAGTCTCGTGGTCAAGAGATAGGGGCTCATCAATTGATGGCACGAGCGGCAGATTATGAACGGTCAATTATCCCATTCGGAGGTCGTTTCTTGATAATGACCATTGATGTTCAAGGTGGAAAGCAAAACCCTCGTTTTGTGGTGCAAGCTCAAGTCTTTGGTGAAGGATTGCAACGTTGGGTTATTGATCGCTTTGAGATACTGACTAACCCCAATCGTAACAATGATCGCATAAATCCGATGATTTACGCCGAAGATTGGGACCTTCTTATCGATGAAGTTATTAAGAAAACCTATCCCTTAGCCGATGGTTCTGGACGAATGATGAAGCCAGTATTAACGCTTTGTGATTCCGGTGGTTCGGGTGAAAAGAAAAAAGGCCGACAGAAAACCTCGTCAGTTACCGATCATGCCTATCAGTTTTATAACCGATTAAAAAGTTTGGGCTTGTCGCATTTATTCCGTTTGGTTAAAGGCGCAAGTCGAGACATTGAAGATTTGGTAAAAGAAACCTATCCCGATAAACGAAGTAAGTTAGCTAACGGTGAAATCCCGTTGTTGCAGTTGCACACCAACCGATTAAAAAATCGAGTGGCGGCCAGCTTTTCTCGTTTGGAATTTGGTGCTCGTTTCTTCCATCTACCCGGTTGGGCCGAACGGGTTTGGTTTGATGAGCTGACAGTCGAGTTTATTGATGAGTATGGTCATTGGCAAAAACCAGATGGCGCTCGTAATGAATCGTTTGACTTGTGCGCTTATGCCGAAGCTGGGATGTATTACAAAGGCGGTGACGATATTAATTGGAATAACCCGCCAATATGGGCTGAGGAATGGCAACTCAATAGCAATGTGGTAGATGCCGACCAGTCGCCAAAGTTTGAACGTCAAGTTCGTCGTCGATATAACCACTCTAGAGGAATATTTGGATGATAAACCATCGTGAACGTTTGCAGTGGTATCTTGATGCCGAACGTAAGATTTTAATGCAACAAGCCGTTGAAACGGCAGAAGGTGAAAAGCTGACATTCGCCAGTTTAGCCACCGTTCGCAGAGAGATTGAACGGCTGCAAGCATTAATAAGCCGTGGGCAGTTGGGTGGACGCCGTAGCATGATACGGAGAAATCGCCTTGAGTAGATTGAATTTTGCCGACCGCATTATTTGTTATTTGAGCCCTAAAGCGGGTGCAAAGCGGTTGTACAATCGGACATTGGTCAATAAATATCAAGCGGCACTTCCTGCTAATCCTCATTCCAAAAAACGTAATCCCCGCTCAACGGGTCTAGCCAATCAAGTCAATCGAGATGCTAAATCATTAAGAGAACGTGCTCGGCATATGGATGAAAACACGCCTTATGTTACCGCTATCTTAGATGAGCTGTGTGCCAACGTGGTGGGGCCAAATGGCATTATGATTGAACCACAACCACTGGATATGAATGGTAACGTTCATACTGAATTTGCACGGAAAATCAGTGAGTGGTTTGAAGTGTTTTCTTTAACTCAGAACATCGATGGTGAGTTATCCCGTGCTGAAACTGAGTGGTTAGCTTGCCGAACTTGGCTTCGTGATGGTGAGGTGTTTGCTCGGTACTACATGGGAGAGAACATCGAGCTTGAATATCCATCTGAAACACCATTTGGAGTTCAACCCTTTGAGCCAGATTATATTCCCTTTCATATTAATGAGCCTGAGCGTGGGGTTTTTGAGGGTATTCGGCGCAATCGTCTAGGGCAGATGATTTCAATTCTCATCCAACGTGATCAACATGGCTTTGCTTTTTCTGAAGTGTCAGCGAGTTTTATTGCTCATTTGAAGTTTACTCGCCGTTTTCATCAAAACCGAGGGGTAACTTTGCTCCATTCAGTATTGGATTTGATTTCCGATATTGAAGATTACGACCAATCCGAGCGGATAAGTGCGCAAATAGCCAGTCGTTTTGCCTACTTTATTAAACGAGATTCGACCTCCAATGGAGATGATGATTTTGATCGTGGTGGCGATATCTTTCTTGGGATGGGTAATAGTTTTGAACTCGCTCCCGGTGAGGATGCGGGCATTGTCGAAAGTCGTCGACAAGAGTCTATGAGCAGTCCTTTTCGTGATGCTCAAATGAGATTGGCCGCATCAGGTTCAGGGGTGAACTGTTCGAGCGTAACCCGACATTATACCGGGTCTTACTCAGCCCAACGGCAAGAACTTATCGACTCGTTTGCTCGCTATCGTATTTTGCAGCGTAAGTTCGTAACCAGTTGGACTCGACCTCAATATCGAATGGCATTGCAGATGGCCATCTTATCTAAGGTGTTAACTGTTCCAAAGGGTGTGGATCCAAATTCCATTCTAAATGCCATCTATCAGGCGCCAGTAATGCCATGGATTGATCCCGCAAAAGAGATGACAGGCATTGAAAAGGGGACTCGCCTTGGTTTGCAGTCGCTTAGTCATTTCCAACGTGAGCGAAATTACAACCCGGTTGCTGTACGCCGAGAGATTAAGTCTGAGCGCCAAGCGATGAATGATGATGACATCGTCAGTACGGCAGATCCTGCACATAATCTTCAATCCAAAATACAACATTCAACCAAAGAGGCTTCTGATGGCCAAAAAGAATAAATCCTGGTTTACCTTAACCAATCAAGGGGATGATCAGCCAGTAAAGGTTTGGATCCATGGTGATATTGGTAGTTATGAGATTGCTGCCATCGATTTGATTAAGGCATTGCAATCGATAGGCTCTCAAGATGTCCATTTTCGTATTCAGAGCTATGGCGGCTCGGTTTATGAAGGGTTGGCCATGTATAACGCCATTAAAGCCCACAAAGGTAAAACAGTGGGTATTGTTGATGGGTTAGTTGCTTCTATTTCTAGTTATTTCTTGATGGCGTGTGATGAAGTCCATATGCCAGAAAATGCGAAATTAATGATTCATGACCCCGCTATTGGTGCTTGGGGTGGCGAGGATGAATTAGAAAGCGCATTAACTCAGCTTAAAAATGCTAAGCAGACCATTGCAGAGGCTTATGTCGAGCGAAGTGGCCAATCGCTTGATGATGTTTTAGAGGCCATGGCAAAAGAAACATGGTTTACCGCAAGCCAAGCCTTAGAGTTTGGTTTAATCGATCAAGTCATCGATGCGGTTGATTTATCGAACTGTTTAAAAACGGTTTCATCCCAAGAGCTACAGAATAAAGCGTTCAAACATACGCCCGCTGATTTGTTGGCTCAGCTTTCTTCACCAACACCAACCAATCCAATTGAAAGTGAACCTATGCCAAAACCAAACGATGATGCATTAATCAATGCAGTAAAAAAAGAAAATGAGCGTCAATCTGCTATTCGTGCGTTATGTGCCGCTCATAAAGTAAAAAATACATTACGAGATGAAATGCTCAATGATTTAAATTGCAGTACTGATGATGCTTCTATCAAGATTTTGCAGTATCTCGGTAATCTCTCACTCAAGGGCCAAGATGATCCAAATACGGCATCAGACGCTGGCTTAACGAATAGTCATATTCATGTTGGTAACGGAAACATTACCAAAGATACACTGCAAAACGCACTTAATGCCCGTTGTGGAACCGCTAAAATAGAAAAAGATAATCCATATCGACTTAAAACCTTGCTTGATATGGCTGAGATTTCAGTGGGTAAAGACGCGAAATACTGCAGTACCAAAAATGAGTTGGTCGCCCGTGCTTTTAACAGTGGGGATTTTAGCGACATCATTACCGAAAGTGTACGAACTGTGATGCGAGATGAAGCAGAGGTGCGTTCTCCATTGTGGCGAGAATTGGCCAATACCGAAGATTTACCCAACTTCAAAGAAACCGATCTTATCTTAATTAACGATGCACCTGATCTTATGGCCATCTCTGAAGATGGTGAATACAAATCGGCAACCATTAAAGGTAGTGGTGAGAAAATCCAACTGGGTAGCTTTGGCCGTGAAATTGCGTTCACTCGTCAAGCCATCATCAATGATGAGATTGCACTAATTGCCAAAATTCCACGTAAATTCATGCAGGCCGCTTACCGTTTATCAGATAAGTTAATGTTTAACGCTATTCTGAGTGGAAAAATGGGCGATGGTAAAGGTGTTTTTCAGGCTGGAACTGCCAACAAATGGGGCAATCTAGTCAATGATATTCCTGCTGCTGACTATCAGGCTTTAGTGATGGCTCTGCATAAATCTTTTGCTACGACCCAAACCTCTGAAGGGGATGCGCTAGATCTTCGTGGTGAGATTTTATTGGCAAACCCTGATCATGCTTCTTTCCTTGAAGCTGTACTAAATACAGCCAGTAAGCCTGATTCCTTTAATCCAGCGTATAAGAAGTTCCAAAAGGTGGTAGAGACTGCCCGTCTGAGTGAGGTTAACGGTGCAATTGGTTTAACGGGTAAAGATTTTGATTCTGTTGTGATGGCCTTCCTTGATAGCGCTCAAGACCCTTGGTTAGAGACTGGGGATGGTTGGAGTAGCGACGGTGCAAAATTCCGAATTACTTACGATGTTGCGTCAAAAGTTATTGACCGTCGAGGCATTGCTCAGGCGCTATTTGCTAACAAGTAATACATATCATTAATGATAAGGGTGCTCAGGCATCCTTTTTTTATATCTAAATAGAAGGTACTTATGCGCATTGCAGATGGTAATAAAATTGATTTAACTGCGCCAATAGGTGGGTTTATTAAGGATGTTCCAGCAAAGTATGGCTCTTTGATTGTGGTTCCCAACTATTCAGCCAAAGAAGGTCAAGTGGTTAGCTGTACTTACCGTGGTTTGTTTGATGGTCCGATTAAGGCTGGTGATTCACCAACATTTACCGGAGAAGATGCTTATTTTCATGATGGTGAGTTTACCAAAACATTGCCTGTAGGTGATGGTGCGGTAACAGTTCCTGTTGGTGTCTTTATTGATAACGGCGTGCTGTTAATGGGTTTCTCCGTTTCGGGGTGATCAATGATGAAAACCTCTTTTGATGATGCAAAAGCGTTGATTGAGCTATCGATTCAACGTTGTTTTGGGCGTGATTTAGTTGTTATGACATCTGATGGCCAGCCAAAAGCTATTCGTGGCTACATTAAGACGCAATCGGTTGATGGTCATCAGGTAAAACGACTGTTGACCGTTAGCTGTTTACCAACGTTATCAACCATCATGCTAGAGGGAAAACGCTATAGCTTATCGTTGTCCTCTCCGGAGCAGGGCAAAGGACAACGAGATAGCCAAATTCAAAATGTGTATATCCTCAATCTCACCCAAGCAGGGATTAAGCATGACTTCTCTGAATTCTAATATGGTGCTAGATACCCGTTTTCTTGAACGATTAAGTCATTTACCAGATGAATTATCGAAAGCAGCTAAACGATCGTTAGTTAAAACTAATCAATGGTTACGGGCAGTATCGATGGCCGACTTAGGTTATGAGTTAACTATTGATAGTAAGGCAATGGCCACACGTTTTCGGGTTTACAAAAGTGGGGCAACATCAAAGCTGTGGGTTGGTGTTAGAAAAATTGGTGTTCATCGATTAGGTTCACCTGTTCAAACAGACTCTGGGGTAAAAGTGGCGGGACACTTCTTTCCTCATGCTTTTATCGCTCCGATGGACAGTGATAAGTTGTTAGTGTTTCGACGTCAGAATAAGGCTCGCAAATCCATTCAAATGGTCACTTTAGATATTTCACAAGAATCTGAAGAAATCATAGATTCATACCTTCCTGATTTGAACCGAAAATTTGAGGAGTTCTTTCATCGTGAATTCAACTACATTCTTTCGGGCTCCAAGTGAGTGGGTTTTAATGGTGCTTAAGCGGTTAGAGCTGCAATTAGGCATTGGCGAAATTGAAACGGCGTATCAACGCGAATCTCTTGAAATTACTGCACCAACCATTCGTTATCAATGCGGTGAATGTCAGTCGGTTAACCACACAAGCAATGATGGCCGTAAGATTCACGATATTGAGTTGCGCTTTCTTATTGAGGTCCCAACCATTCAGGCTAATTTCGATATGGTAGCGTTGGATTTATCCTGCCGTGTAGAACGGGAGCTATTCAGCCAGTTCTTTGATAGTGCCCATAACTTAGAAGAAAACCGTTTGATATCAAATTTGCCTCGTCGATTTAACCCTGAGACAGGCGTGTTTTTGCGTGTAGTCACCATTAAACAGCAAATCTACATGGGGCCATTGGAGGATCATTGGCATGAAATTATAGGAACACAAGATTATGCTGCGACAGCTCGTTGAACGGATACGTTCGTTAGAAAAAGAGATGGTGGCTTTACGAGAAGAAACGGAAGAGAACCGCCGCTCTTCTTGCAACATTATTCGGCTCGGCATTGTTGATAGTGCTTCAGAAAAAACGGTGGATGTGGTCAGTGGTGATAATAAGGCTACACGTATTCCATTTTTTGTTCATTGCGCAGGTCGAGTGACGCACTACCGCCGACCCAGTGCCGGAGAACAATGCATTCTGATTAACCTTGGTAGTGGCGATAATCTTAATAACTCGGTCGCTCTAATGGGGTTACCTTCGACACAATACCCATGTCCTACCACAGAAGAGAACCAAGTGATGACTGATTATGGTAACGGTATGACTGAGCTCTATGATCTTGATAAGGGTAGTTTAAAGGTTGCCTATCCCGGTGGTGTACTGCTTAAAGCCGATATTGTGCAAGAGGGTAATTTGAGCGTGTCGGGCGAGGTTTCTGATGGGGTTCGCAGTATGAGAGATGACCGTGAAATCTATAACAGCCACGTTCATCCTCATGGAGAGCCTAATACGGGAAATACGGAACAGAAACAATGATTGCTATCGATCCAAGAACAGGTAAAACCGTTACAGGAATTCAAGCGCTAAATTGTCGTTTTGAACGGGCATTAACCACACAAATCACGGCAAGAGTGAAACGTCGTCAGATGGGAAATCGGGCCATTAATCGACTGGGTAAAATGCAAAATCCAACTGAAGCGATGATCATTCAGAATTTATCGTTAGAAGCGTTAGCTAACCCCGCTAATGGGTTACTGAAATTTAAAGCTAAACAGTGTCTAGCCACACCTTATGGCACTGGATTTTTAGTATCGGTAAAAGGGCGTTGGCAAGGTAAAGATATTGAATTGAAGGTGGGGTTATGAGTTTACCTAAAGCCTTTGTGGTTCCTGAATTTGAGTCGTTACTCAATGAATACATCCAATTTGCAGTGAGCTATTGCGCTAAAGGTGATGCTGATAAGGCTAAAGTGCTTAATGAGGCCATGACCAATGATTCTGAATTGTTGGCTCAGATGGTACAGGCGTTCATCATTAAACGAATTGCTGAAATTCGAGAGCAGAATCATCAATCTCTGCAGATGTTTCGTAAGTTTGTAACTGAATCGGATATGGTGGATTTACTAGCCTTACAATACGGCCTTAAAAGGCAGGTATTAGAGGCGGGAAATGATTTGGTATTTCCACCTAAACCACCTGTTATGGAATCTGACCAAAGCCTATTGCAACGTTTTGATTTAGCCCCTTATCAGTTCCACACCACAGGCACTCGAATGGGGTATAAGTTTCACGCTTTAACACTAGATGAAAGGCCGTTGATAAAAATTGAGTCAGAAGATAACGCGGTGGTGATGCGCTATGAGTTTCAAGATTTAACTCGGCCTATGCCTGTTAAAGATGCTATGCCTCAGATGTTAGAGCCCAATAGCGGCAAAGTGTGTGTGGCCGTGCTAAGCCGTGAAAATCCTCGGGGTATAGCAGATGAAGCGTTGTTAACTCGGGTTCGCCATTATCTGCAACGGGATGATATTGGCCAAGAGTCGGATGAAATCACAACCAAAAGTGCCATTGCCAAAGACTACCGAATTGAGGTGACAGTCTATACCGGCTCCGATCCTGGATCTCATGTTGAGCAGTCAAAAGCTGAACAAGTAGCGTGGGATTTGGCACATAAACGGCATCAATTAAAAGGCATTATTGATAGAGAAGAGGTGGCTCATATCTTTTATCAATTAGGTGCCAAACGAGCAAAAGTACATGAACCGGCTCAAGATATCATTTGTCAGTGGGATGAAGCACCTTACTGTACGGAGGTGATTATCCATGTCCGAGGAGATTGACCATTTTATCTCCGTACAGCCGGAAAACAGAACGTTAATTGAAGAGTCTTTGGAATACGCTTGGCATCAAGTAATTGCCAAACAAAAAGATCCATTCCCTGAACTTAAACAACCTCTTTTAACCCCCAATGATTTTGTTTCTCTATTAGCTGGTGAGCGCGGTGTTACAGACTGGCGGCCAGAAGATACGATAGAGCAACAACGGAAAACTGCCGATAAAGCATTTGAAATACATCGAAAAGCCGGGACCCGACATGGTCTCGCTGTGGCAATGGATGCACTTGATTGTGATATTGAAGTAACGCCTTGGTATCAGATGAGATCTCCGCCCGGGCCTTATCATTTGGAGATTGTGGCGTGGAAGCGAAACAGCCCAGTTGATAAGAAAACAACCGAACGAATGTTGCAACGAGTTGAGAATACTAAATCAGAGCGAGACAGTGTGGATCTGATTTTCGCCTTTGGTTTAGATTCCGGCTTTTCGGTGTCGGGAGTGCAAGAGAGAGCGATTATGGAAACAGACAGCTCGGTAACGGGTTTGATGCCGACTTCTCCTGTTTGTGCTCTGGACACTCAAGTGGCAGGGGCGGTGGAGCATGTCATCGAGAACGAGATGTCAGTCTGTGGAGTATTGCCCAATGATGCGCTTTGCCAAGGGGGCATTTATTTTGGAGGTGGTACGAAAATGCTGATGTGTACCGATATAACGTTAGGAGCTATGAAAACATGTTAGGCGTTGTTCAGTTTACTAAAGCGGGCTTAGCTGAGCTCATTAGTGCGAATAATCAAGGACTCAAAGGTGCACTAAAATGGATAGCTGCTGGTGATCGAAGTTATCAACCAAGTCCAGACCAAAAATCACTATACAGCGAACGGCAACGAGAGCTGATTAGTGATTGGGAAGAGATTGGCCCAACACAATTACGAATGGGAGCCGCTTTTAAGGGCAATTTGGAATATGAAGTACGAGAGGTGGGATTCTTTTTAGAGTCAGGCACCTTATTAGCCGTTTATTCTCGACCTAATCAGCTGTTGACCTATAAATCGGCAAGTGCCAGCTGGATACAGAAGTTTACGCTTGATGTTTCTCCTTTACCGACAGACAGCATCACCTTTATTGAAGGCAATAACGACTTAAATTTATTGCTCGGTGAGGAGTTGGCAACCATGGCCACTGCTCAAATAGGCAATATGGCGCGTCATTTAGAATTGCTGTTTCGGTTTAATGAGTTAGAAAAACGGAGTTAGCGTTTATGGCATGCACAATGGATGGACCTCCACTGCTTAAGATAGTAGCAGGTACTACATTTGGGTTTGATCTTCATTGGACGACCGGAGATGAAGATAATCCTTATGTAAAGTTGTCGGGATGTACAGCAGTGTTTGTTATTCGCTCAATAGCTGGAGATGTCTTGGTTCGTGGTACGACAGAATCTGGCCATATATCCATTATTGAATGTGAGCAGCAAAGCGATAAGTTAGATATTCAAATCACTCATGATCAGACTCAAGGGCAACAACCTCAAGCTTGGGAAAACGCCAATTATGAAGTTCGGGTAACATTTCCAAGTGGTGATCCCTACAGTATTTTGCGAGGACCTGCCTTATTGATTAAGGGGGCGGTGGATGATTAGTTCAGGGGCTCGTGTTTTAGTTTCACTTAAAACCGACCGAATTATTACGGTTCGATTGCCTCAAACGACCGCCATTATTCATGAGCAAGTAAAGCCCAATATTGAAGTGGTCACCATTGGTCAACAAGGGCCAGTGGGAACAGTGAGTGAGTCGGTATTAGCTGCCGCCGCTCAAGCTAAAGCCATATCAGAGAAGGCATTAAAACAGACTCAAATTACGTCGGGCCTACTTGATGAGGTGATCATGAATATGACGAACGGTTTTAACTTTCATGCTGGTGTCATATCAACCTAGGAGGACATGTGTTAGGGAATAAAATCGACCAAATGATTGCAGCCCTAAATAATGTCATGGGTGTCATTAATGGTAAATTGCGGTTAAAGGCCGATAAATCTGAAGTTTATCTGCGTAATTATCTTGATGATCCTTTGTCGACTTTAGGGGCGAACGCATCTACGGCCAATAAGCTTAAAGTTGCTCGAACCATTACCTTAGGACGAGATGCTGCAGGCTCAGTTTCGTTTGATGGCTCAGGTAATGTCACCTTACAAGTGACTATCCCTGCTTTAGATGATAAGGCCGATAAAGTTGAGACATTAACACCGGCACAAATTGATGCGCGTATCCACCAGCTAATTGGTGTCGCGCCTGATGTGCTCGATACATTCGAAGAGCTGGCCAAAGCGTTAGGTAATGATCCTAACTTTGCTGCCACAATGAGTGCAGAGCTGGCTAAGAAAGCCAATGCCAGCGAGGTTTATACCATTACAGCTGCAGATGCTCAGTTCTTAACAAAACGGGGAAAAGCAGCCGATGCCACTTTATTTGGTGGAAACGCGCCCGATCATTACGCCACATCAGGGCAAATCTCAACATTAGAGCAAGAAATTGCAGATGGTTTTACACGACTTGCGGCTTCTTTTAATGATGCCGCTAACACTATTAATGGAAATTAATTTATGGGTTTAGAACAACAAATTAGTTCTTTGGTGCAAGCATCAGAGAATCTAACTGGCGCAGTTAATAATAAGATTGGGGAGATTGATAAGGAAGTTGTAGCGGCAAAAACTAAATTTGAACAATTTTTGGGTGATGCTGATAATCGTTTTATGACTCGTGTTGGAATATACGTTCATGTTTCTGGTGATGATGATAAATTCTATCCTGTTTATATCCCAGCTTCTCATCCTGGTGTGACTGATTTACAAATAAATCGCTCTGTACATTTTGATCGAGAATGGGCGGGCGGTTTATCAGCTAAATTCATTTTACAAAATAGTGGATGGGGAGGATATCCTGATATTTTTGTATTAGATGCATTGGGACACGTCAATCATCCGACAAAAACGCCAATAGCGGTTAAAACGGATGGTTTTATTGCTGATTATTTAAATGGTGGCGGTTTTGTTGCTGGCGCTATTTTCTGGCTGCGCGGTAATCATAAATATTTAATCTCATCGAGTTTAAGAGCATTTACAGGTGTTATTACTCATGAGGAATTAGTAACAACTAATATTTTTGAACATGGAAATATTAGAATATTTAAATCAGGTTTTCATGTTACAGCATCAAGTGCAACAGTTGCATGCGAGGTGAAAACTGCGCGTAATCAAACAAAAATACCAACATTAAGTTATATAAGAGGAGTGTAAAATGACGGTTTATCAAACAGAGGAAATGATAGTTCAATCTAAATGGGGGGATGTTCGTTATGCTCGTGCCATTTTATTAAAACAAGCTGATGAAATGGTTAATATAGCAAATGATAAAGGTGAGGATAGCGCATTGTTTCGTCAATATCGTCAGTCACTACGCGACATCCCCCAAACTTACGACAATCCCGATGATATCATCTGGCCAGCGAAGCCAACGTTATAACAACCGCTCTTAGTTAGCGGTTTTTTTGTATCTAAAATCTGAATCATAAAGGAACAACATGGCAATCTTGAATAAAACAGGGCTGCAAGATCATCCGATCTTGCAGCCCTTTCGTTTAAATGGCCGTTGGTATTTACCAGAAGAGAAAACCATCGCCTTACATCCATCCCAAACAGCCTTCCTTTTAATGAATGGCAAGATTGGTGAAGCGATTAATTTACCTAAATCACAACCTAAAGAGACAAAAGGACAGGCGGTATGAGTTCACTAACTCCTATTCAAGATTTCGAACTAAATGGTGTTGAAGTTCATACTATTGAGCCTCAACCAAGTATGGGCCCGTTGGCTCAACAGGTTGTACATCTTGTTGGTACGGCTCCAGATAAGCGCGGTACCGTTGCTTATCATGAACCTACTCGATTATGGAATTACAGTGACGCCATGATGGCGTTAGATTCAACAGGTAATCGTCAAGGAACATTACCTCATGTGGTGCGTTACTTACTGGAATATGTGAAATGTATCTTATATGTCACCGTGGTTCCTGTAGGTGACAATAGTGCAGCTACAGAGGCGAATGTGATTGGTGGTGTAGATTCTTCTACAGGCGCAATTCGTGGCCTTGAAACCATTAAAGCGTGTCCAGAAACCCCAACAGTGATTGCCGCTCCCGGTTTCCACTCGAAAGCGGTAGGTCAAGCGCTGGCTTTAATTGGTCGTGATGTACGCTGCCGTCCAGTACTTGATGGACCTAATAGCAATGATATGGCAGCCGCTGAATTTGCTTCAGGTTTTGGTGCTGAAGGTACAGGTGAAGATAAGTTGTGCATTATTGACCCTTGGTTTATGAAAACCTATGACGGAGCACAAGTCTTAATGCCCGCATCTATTGCATTGGTTGCGGCAATGGCTTCAGTTGCGGGTTGGGAAAGCCCACAAAATCGAGCTGTTCTCTGTGATGAAACTGCGCGTAATGTCTCTTATAAGATCAACGATAAAACGACGCAGGCCAACTTCTTAAATAAGCATGGGGTGACTACGATCGCTCATACTCGAATGGGGGGCTATTCCATCATTGGTAATCGTACCAATACAGGTCGATTTATTTCTCATGTTGGTCTTGAAGATCTAATGGCTCGTAAGTTGGAAGAAACAAGCCAACCATTATTGGGTAAGCAATTGACAGAAGACTTCATGCAGCAAGTTGTGGATCGTTTAACCAATTGGGGACAGGATTTAGTCGCACAAAAAGTCATTCCGGTCTTTAAAGCATTTTTACATCCAAGTAAGAATAATTTGGAAAATTACACGGCGGGACGTTGGTTCCTCTGTGTGAACTATGGTCGTTACTCACCCAATGAGCACATGATTTATGAAATGAGTGTTGATAATGGTTTGATTGCTGCTTGGTTAGAGGAAGTATTAAATGGCTGATCGTATTCGTATGCGTATTACGGCACAGGTTGAATCTGTGCCATTGATGAATGAAATTGTTGATTTTACTCCACCAGAAGTGAAATCCAAGCTGGCCAATAATGAAGGGGCATTTGTTGCTTCAGAAGACACGGTGGGTTTAGAAAAGCTCAATTGGACACTTAAGGTGAAAGGAGAGCACGGTGTTTTATCTCGCTCCCTTGGTCAATACACCATGGGTAATGCTCAAATTAATGTCGTAGAAAAGGGTAAAAGTACTGATGGTATTCCTTATGTTGAGAGCTATTCCATGTATGGCCCTATTACTGGTATCAAAAAAGAGGCTGTCAAAATGGGGGAAAAGCCAACTATTACTATTGAAGGTACTTGTAAAGCCTATACACAACACGATACCGGAATTTTAGTACATGATATTAATGTTAATACAGGCAAAACAGTAATTGGTGGCGTTGATCTTATGGCTTTAGCAGGCATTGGTCTTTAGGTTCTTATCGTTATCTTGATAACTATATAACAGCGTCTTCGGGCGCTTTTTTTATTGGAAAAAACACATGGAAAAAAGCTCTGTTTTACCATTCTTTCATCGCAGTGGTGATCATAAGTTAAACATTAAGACCATTTCTTTGGGGGACTTTCGCAAGCTGCCTTATGTTATGAAGGATGAATTATCATCACCAGAACAATTTAAGCAGTTTAAGGCCATGATTTTGGCATGTACTGATTTAACTGAACTTGAGTTTGAAGAGTTATCTGCCCCCGATTTTACACAGCTTCACCAAGATATTCGTGCTTTTATCCTAACGCCATCAGATGAGCTAAACGATCAGCCCTTGACTGGAACTCAATTTGAATTTGATCTTCTATTTCCATTTAAAAATGAGCTAAATGAAGATATTGGTCACATTAAGTTCAAAGTACCGAAAGTAAAACACTCAGAAGCTCTGGCTAATATTGATGATCATTACGAACGTGAAGAGTTTATGTTTCGTGTGGTGTGTGACTTAGAAAAGCAAGATATGGATATGATGGCCATTAATGATTATTTGGCTATTAAACCTCAGGTCGGCGCTTTTTTTCAACTTGCGGGGGATTACTTTCGCCCCAAGACGTCGAAGCTTTAATTGATCTTATTCCTATGCATCGTAATACCACTGAAAGTGAATTGAGAGAGTGGTCTCAAGATCAGGCATTACGACGCTATGAACTGATTTTATCTAAGCTCGGGGTTAAACGATGAGTGAAAAAATTAGTTTTGTCTTAGATGCTACCGTTAACGGGCTTCAAGATATTGTCTCTACAACTTCAGCAACCGAGCGATTAACTCAAGCGCTAGAAAGTCAACGTGGAGAGGTTAAATCACTAAATAGCCAGCTTCGTAATATTAAGGGATTTGAATCTGCAGAGCTTAAGGCTGAAAAGCTAGCCGCTCAGTTAGTTGAAACCAAGAAGACCATGAGCCGGTTGGATGATGAGATCATTCAGAGTAAGAAGAGTACAACCCAATTAAGGGGAGAATACAGCCTTACTCAAAATGAAATTCGTGGTTTAAATGCTCAAATAGCCACAGCCTCTGATGAGAGATTAGTATCATTAAAGAATCAGTTGAAAGCTACTGAGCTTCGACTTGAATCGTTAAATGTCGATATTCATCAGAGTAAAGCTCATACTAATTCGCTTTCTGTCGCTTATAAACGGGCAAGTGGCAAGGTTGAAACGTTAACGGGTCGGCAGGTTAAACAGAGTGCGACATTAAATAAGTTAAAGCAATCACTGCATAATGCCGGGATCAGCACAGACCATTTAGGAGAAGAGCAGCGACGATTAAAACTCCAAACCGATAAAGCTACTGCATCTCTTGAAAAGCAGAATGCACATTTAAAAGAGATGCAATCGATTCAAGGTCGCATCGATAGTCGAAAGGCAAAGTTAGGCGAACTGGGTAGCCAAGCTACGGGACTGGCCGCTGCTGCAGCACCGATAGCGGGATCAATTTGGACGGCAGTTAAGAATGAAAGCTCTTTTGCGGATGTGAAGAAAGTCGTTGATATGAACGATGAGCAGGCTAAAGAGTTACAGTCTTGGGCGTTAAAAACCTCAACCACCACACCAATGAGTGCAAATGATGTCAATACGATGTTAGCTGCAGGTGGACAAAGTGGTATTGCTGATATCAATGAGCTAAAAGAGTTTGTTTTAGATTCCTCTAAAATGGGCGTTGCTTTTGATATGGAAGCGGGTCAAGCCGGAGAAACTCTGTCTGTTTTCAAAGCGGCCTTAGGAATTGATCAGAAAGGGGCAATGAATGTTGCTGGCCTTGCTAACTATTTATCAAATAACTCTAACGCTAAAGCTAAAGACATCGCAGGTGTGATGGCGCGTGAAGGGGCTTCAGCTAAGACTGGTGGCTTTAGTATCAATGAATCGACAGCGTTATCGGCCTCTTTATTGTCTCTGGGTATGGGAGAAGAACGAGCGGCAACCGCGTTAAAGAATATTTCTGGTCGTTTAACATTGGGCGATGCTTCAAGCGGTAACCAGAAAAAAGCTATGGCAGCTATTGGTTTAGATGCCAGTGATATTGCGGCAAATATGCAAAAGGACGCTTCTGGAACATTAATTCATGTACTTGAAGCATTAAACCAAGCCCCAGAAGAAGATAAAAGTGCTTTATTGAGTCAAATTTTTGGGGAAGAAGCCAAAGGTGCTGTTGCTTCGCTCTCTGGTAATATGGAGAACTTCAGCAAATTACTCAAACTTTCCAAAGAAAACTCCTCAGTTCATCTCAATTCACTCGATAAAGAATACCATTCTCGTATTAGTACCACTGAAAGTGGGATTGATATGTTCGTTAATAAGCTAAATCGTTTAAGTGTGGTCTTTGGTACTGCGCTGCTGCCGGCATTAAATTGGGTATTAGAGCCATTAGGGAAAGGTGTTGATTTACTGGCTGATTTTGCCCAAGAAAATGAGGGTGTAACACAAGCTGTAGGTCTTGGTGTTGCCGCTTTTATTGGCTTAAAAGGTGCGTTGTTAGCAGGTAAGGCGCTGTCCCTTGTGTTTGGTAATTCGATGGATAAAACCCGATTATTTACTAAAGGGTTAAATCGAGAAACTCAAGATGGTGGCCGAATTGCTGCTTTAGCCGCTAGACGTTGGCGCAGTTTAAATGAAGCTGTCGCAGCAAGTCGAGGGCCTACATCCTCAGGCGGAGGTCTTGGGCAAGAAAGTCGAAGAAGAACTAAGCGCTCTCGAATAAGACGCTCTTCAAGGAAGCGGGGGCTTGGTCGTGTCATTGATACAGTGGCCAACAGTCGTATTGCTCAAAATCTCAGTTCTGGTGTTCAATCTTTATTGGGATCAGGAAAAAATCCCATTCAAGCTATGGTTGCTCCATTACCCGCAGCTGTCCCAATGGTTAGAAGTTCATCCTCTGGGCTGGGTAATATCGTTAACGGCGTGACTGAAAGTCGTATTGGTAAAGGAGTAAGTGCAGGTTCTAAATCGTTACTTGGCCATGTTCGTCATAATCCAATGGGTTCTTTGTTAGCAGTGGCAGGCTCTGGATTGGCATTAGATCCGATGGCCGATATGGCATCCGATGTGATTGGTATTGGTACGGATATTGCCGAAAAGGCAGGTAAAACTGGGCTTACTAAAGTATTAAAACCTCTTGGTATGGCCATGAGTGCTACTTCTGTGATTGATGGTGTTGCCCATGGTGATATGGAAAAAGCTGGTGGTGCATTAGGGGATCTTGGGGGCTCTATGGGAGGTGGCGCTCTTGGCGCGACTATTGGCACCATGATTTTTCCGGGGGTGGGTACAGCTATTGGTGGGTTACTCGGTTCCATTGCTGGTGGGATGGGAGGTGAAATGCTCGGAAGCTGGTTTGGTCGTAAATTAGATTCACCAGAAGAAACGGCTAAAAAAGTAGAAGCTGTTCAGTCTCAAGAAGCCTCAGCAAAGCAAAGTCCTCCCGTGACGTATTCACCTAGCTTTCAAATTCATGCCGCCCCTGGGCAAGATCCTAAAGTGATAGCGCAGGAAGTATCAAAACAAATTAATCATCAATTAGCTGCTCTTATGGGAGAGAACACCGTTTCTACTCAGTTTAGTTATGCTGCTATTGATAGGGATAGTTAGAGGTAAACATGCATCATCTTGTTATTGGTGAGTTTGTGTTTTCTGTTGGAGGTAAAACGCCAATCACTAAATTTGAACGAACATCCCCGGGAGCTTTTGCTGAAGTTGGACTTATCTATGATGCTCGCTCTGAAAATGTGGGTCGACCATTAGAAACTATTGATATTTCAGCAAAATGGCTCCAGTTTGGAGCTCATTTAGCGGTGGAACAATTACGTACTCTAATCGAGACACCGCAACAAGTCAGTGATGGTCAGGGAATGAATTTAGGGAAATGGACGATTGGCCAACTAAAAGAGGGGAAATCATCGCTTATCCATAATGGTAAAGCCATGGTGACAGACATTACATTACAGTTGAAGGAATACAGAGAATGAAAGTGATGGCCAAAGCGGGAACGTTAATCACAGATCTTCTTTTTCAGTATCTTGGCCAAGATAACGACCAAATAGAACATGCTTTCTATCGATTAAATCCTCACGTTCGGCGTGAGGTTTTTCTTATTGATACTGAAGTTATTTTACCTGATGTTGAGTTAACGCCTAAAACTCAGCATGTCACAAAGTCTTGGGATTAATTATGTTTCATTTAATTGGTAAAAATGCAGAGCTCATATTAGAGCGTTTAAAGTCGTGGCGGCTTAATGATGGTAATGGTACCGAAGGGGATAATGTGACCTTGGTGATCAGCTCCGATGATATTGACGGTATTCCCCCTAAAGGGGAGCGCTATTCGGTTCGCTTGGGTCATGTTGTTCGAGATGAGTTTCAGATCTCTAAACGCTCAGTTAATCTCTCTCCCAGAGAAATTACCTTAGTTTTGACTGTTGCTCCATTTTCAATAATGGATGAGAGCGGATATCGAGAGCGTAAATCCTCAAGTTGGGATAGAACAACCTTAGGGCAGGTTGTGTTTGATTGTGTTACTCCTCATGGGTTTGATGTTTTTGTGCATCCGAGATTACAAAAAATTGAAATCGAGCATTTGGATCGTAGTGATGAAAGTACGCCTGCTTTTATGAATCGATTGGCTAAATCTTATGATGCTGTGGCAAAACCTGTCGAAGGTAAGTTTATTTTTGTCCCTATTGGCGAACAACGAAGCGCATCAGGTAAGGATATTGAATCAGTTACGCTGTCACTTCCTGCAATTAATCATTCAGGTAATTCTGATTTTATCAATGTATCGGCTGAACTTGATGGCCGACAAGAATTTAGTGGTGTTAGAGCCTTTTATGGTTCCACTGATACGGGGAAACGCTTAGAAGTAAGAGTTGGGTCAAAACCATTTAAAACTCTTGGTAAGGATAAGAATTCCAAACAAGAAGCGGAACAAGCTTGTGCGGCTGAACTTAGAAAAATGCAGCGCCAAGGCCGAAAGATTTCTATTGAAGCGCCGCCGGTTCCAACAGCATTTGCAGAAGGGATCATCGTGTTAGACGATTCTTTTCCCCGAGCATTCAAAGGTCGGTGCTCTATCGATCAAGTTTCTTTTTCTGGTCAAGGGTTACAAATCAGTCGTATGAACATTCAAGCAACATTAATGGGTGAGTAATGCTCTCAAGTCGAACTAAAATCCGCATTAATCAACAAGCTTTTTTCTCTTCTACACTTCCCGTTAAAATTTCAGATGCCCAAATTAAACGCCATATTGATGATCTTCGTGTTCGTCAATTAAAAGATATCCGATGCCCGTTGTATTTAAGATTTAATCAAAATAGAACGGGGGGAACATGGTGGTTTTATCGATATGAGAAGGGAAAACAATATAGCCATCGATTAGGGGCTTATCCTGCTATCCAAGCAAAAGATATTATGGATGTAGTAAGCGCAGCCTCCGTTAAGGTTGCAAAAGAGGAAATCATCGAATGCCATCGTTTTGAAACTGTTGATCAATTAGTCGCTTGGCATGTTGAAAGGCAAAGAACGTTAAATCAGTCAAGCAAAGCACGATTGGTGAATCTCAAAAGTATGGCAGAAACTCATGTTATGAGTATTTTTCATGGGGTAGGTGTGACAGATTTGACTCACCAAGAACTTGATAGATTAATGATCCAACCTATGTTTTCAGAAGGATACTCTGTCAGTTATGTGAGAGCGAATTTCTTTTTACTTAAAACGGCTTATTCAACGGCCAAACGATTAAAACACATATCAATTAACCCTCTTGCTGATATTCAATTTAAGCATTTCTTCCCGGAAACATTCTCTATTACTGAAGCCCAAATAAAAGGATGCCGACTCAGCACCGAGCAGTTGGTACGTTGTTTACCACTTATAGCCCAAGCTTTACCACCTAAACGGCTACTATTGACCATGATGCTGGCTCATGGTTCTCGAATAGGTGAAACCCGCAAGGCTCGTTGGAAGAATATTAATTTATCAGAACGGTCGTGGTTTATTCCTAAAGAAGACAGTAAAAATGGGGTTGCAATGGTATACCCATTAACCACTGACATGGTGGAGTTATTACGTTCATACCAAGTGTGGCAACATCATCTAGGCTATAAAGGTGATCTTCTCTTTCCTCTATCTAGATGGAGCAAGCATCCTATTCATAGTAGTAAAGCAAGTGAATGGGTTAGGGAAATATCTGACCGACAATGGAGTGCTCATGATTTAAGAAAGAGGGCTCGTTCTATATGGGCCGAATTGGGGATTGATTACATCATTGGTGAGTCATTGCTAAACCATTCCCGAGATAAATTGGATCAAGCCTATATTCATACTCATATGGAGTTACAGAAGAAAGAAGCCCTCGAAACGTACCAAAATTGGCTAAAAAATTGTTGGTGCGCCTGTCTATCACCTGTCTCGATTCAAAATTAAAACACGGTTTAAGCCTTATCCTGACTGGCTTGAAGCCACATTTCATTATAAACCTTAGCGGATGATAATAAGAATGCAGATCTGTACGAAAAACGAACAAATCAACACTAATTTGATGGAAGCGGCACGAGCTGCTCCTCATCAAGTTGGCCTAATAAAATTGAGTAAAACCCAGTTGAAAGTTCTGCAGTCAATAAATCCTGGGGAAGAGGTAACCTCTGAGCAGATAGCCGAGCGTTGTGGATTGTCGAGTTCGTGGGCCAGTACTTTGTTGAAGACCGTTTGGGAAAGAGGGTATTTAGTGAGAGGTAGTTATGTGCGAATGAATGGTGGACTTGAGTTTGGTTATTCGTCAGTGTGAGTTTGAATAAAAGTTAATGTATTGGCTTAAAGGTAATACTACTAAATCAATATATCAGCAGAACCTTGAAATATATTTGTATGACTAGATGTTAATGAATTGTAGACTTCTATATAAAAACCGACAGAATAATGTCGGTTTTATATTATAGAAGAAAATTGCCATTACAGTTCATTTTTTGCTTTATCGATATTTCTTTTATTGCTGTTGTACTGTGCCATTGTTGCGCCATTACCTTTTTTTAGTTCAGAACCAGCAACTTTCGCAAATGATTTATTTGTATCTTCAGCACCATCAAGGTAGTTTTTTATTGCCTCTTTCATTCCTTGTTCAATGAAATTAGTAGCTTTTGGTTGCGTGTTATTTGACATTTTATTCACCTTTAGATGTTGTTAAAACTATTTCGACTAGATCGATAGCCTTTAATAGTTTACTTGTATTTAACGAAATTAGCTTCCAACCTGATTCTAAAATTTCGTTTTTAGAAATTGAGCAAGAAAAGATTAATTTGTCTTGTTCAAGAATAATAGTGCGACTTTTTTGAAAATCCTGAAAGTCTTTGTGTTGAACTCTTATTTTCTTGATACCGCGAGCTCTAAGTTGTTTTTTAGCCTCTGAAAATAATGAATTAATTTCTTTGCTAGATCTTGTATCTCCAAAGAGCTTTTGTTTCATTTCGGCAAAAGTTTGTTCAACGTCGCCAATATGTTCAAGTGAATTTGATGCTTTATTCTTCCTAAATAAAGAAAGTTCAACAACGTTGTCCATAAGGGCGCTCCTGAAGTAGTTAAGTTAAGTTAAGTTAAGTTAAGTTTGGATGCATTTATTACTTTAAAAAATGACTCAATATCTTCACTACTAATTACCAAGTCACTCGTAGTTAAGATTTTTGCAATAGCTTGATTGGAAATACCTATATGATGTAACTCATATAGTTTTTCTACACAATAAGTATTATTCACAGGTTGACTCATATTGTTTTTTAGCCGCTGTGAAATAGCTGAAGGACTAATGCCTAGTGAGTTCGCTATACGCTTTTGCGACACACCAGATTCATATAAAGCTAATATGAGTTGTCCTTTGCTATCCTTATCTAACATCTGGTAGCGTTCTGAAATATCAGTTGATTCTTTATGATTATCAGTTACTGATTTAACAGCAGATGCAATCAAAGGTGCTCCTAACCACCACAT